GGTTCGCTGCCGCACCCGGCCGGTTCCGGGCCGCGCAATGGATCCCGCCGCGCTGGGACTGGGTCGATCCGCTGAAGGATATCCAGGCGCAGGTGCTGGCTATGGAGGCGGGGATCACCTCGCGCCGCAAGGTGGTCGAGGCCACCGGCTACGACGTCGAGGAGGTCGACCGCGAGAACGCGGCTGATGCCAAGCGGTCGGCCGATCTGGGCCTCCGCTACCGGACAAGCCCCGGCGAGACGCAAGGCGCGCGGGCAACGCCTTCAAGTCTACCCGACCCGGAAACCGATGGATCTGACGCGGCCGCGCAATCCGAACAGGAGTGACAGGATGAAGAACTGGTACACGATCCGTGCCCGTGCCCCGGGCGCGGAAGTGCTGATCTATGACGAGATCGGCGCCTATGGCGTCAGCGCCAAGGGGTTCCTCGCGGAACTCGGCGCACTGCCGGACGGGGTGCCCATCGATCTGCGCCTAAACAGTCCAGGCGGCTCGGTCTTCGACGCCGTGGCGATCTACAACGCGCTCCAGCGGCATGACGGCACGATCACCGTATGGATCGACGGCGTGGCCGCCTCGGCCGCCTCCTACATCGCCATGGCGGGCGATGAGATCGTCATGCCCGAGAATGCCTTTCTGATGATCCACGACCCCTCGGGGCTCGTGATGGGCACCGCCGCCGACATGCGCGAGATGGCCGACACCATGGACAAGATCGCAGGCGGCATGGTCCGCGGCTATGCGGCAAGGTCCGGACGCACCGAAGAGGAAATCGCGGCCCTGATGGCGGCCGAGACCTGGTTCGATGCGCAGGCGGCCCTTGAGGCGGGGCTTGCCACGCGCATGATCGAGCCGGTGCGGATTGCGGCGAGCTTCGACATCGCGCGCTTCCGCAACGCACCGCCTGCGCTGCTCGAGGACGTCGCGGCAACCGTCGCCGCCACCGACGGTCTTGAAGGCGATCCGGACCAGACGGCGGAGGCACCCCCGACGGCTGCGCCCGAAAGTGATGTTGCGAACGACAACATCACTTCGGGCGACACCACCAAGGCATCAGAGGATCCATCGGCACCGACTGGGCAAGGCGAGGGTGTTTCCGTCGGTCACACCCACCCATCGATCCCGTCCGAGCGCCGTGTTGCCGCCGCAAACACCGGGCTCGATGCAAATGGCATCCGGGCTGAGGCCATCGCCCATGCGCGCGCGGTGATCGACCTCTGCCGCCTCGCGGGGCAGCCGCAGATGGCCGGGCGCTTCCTCGAGGAGGGCGCGGACCTCGATGCGGTGCGCAACCGCCTCCTCGCCCTCAGGGCCGAGACCGCGCCCGAGATCAGCGCCGCCCATGCCCAACCCGGCCGGGCGGCCCCCGTCAACCCCTGGGGCGACGTGATCGCCCGCACCTTCCGACAGAAAGGATGATCCCCCATGCCCACATTGACCGAAGGCAGACACGCAGGCGGCTTCCTCGTCTGGGAAGGCTCGCGCGACTACACCCGTGAAACCGTCACCATCGCCTCGGGCGCAGGCAAGCTCGAACCCGGCACGGTGCTGGGCAAGATCACCACGGGCGGCAAGTTCACCGTGCTCTCCCCCGGGGCCTCCAACGGCAGCCAGAACGCGGCCGCGATCCTCTGGGACGGGGTCGATGCGACTGCCGCCGATGCCCCGGGCGTCGTCGTGCTGCGCGGCCCCGCGATCGTGAACCGCCACGAGATCGCCTTTCCGACCGGCGCGACCGAACCCCAGATCGCCGCCGCAACCGCTGCCCTTGCCGCGCTCGGCATCGTGCTGCGCTGATCCCTCCATCGAAAGGACATCCCCATGGCAACCATGGACATCTTCGAGAGCGATGCCTTCTCGCTCGTCGAACTGACGCGCGCGCTCGAGAACATCCCCTTCCGCCCCGCGACCCTTTCGGGCTCGGGACTCTTCGGCAGCAGGGGCGTGCGCACGCGCAGCGTCATCATCGAAAGCCGCGACGGCACGCTCGCCCTCATCCCCTTCTCGGAACGCGGCGCGGGCTACGACAACCAGAGCCCCGAGCGGCGGCAGGTCCGCGCCTTCGTCTGCCGGCAGTTCAAGAAGCAGGATGTACTCTGGGCCTCCGAGATCCAGGCCCTGCGCGACTTCGGGTCCGAAAGCTCGGCCCAGCAGGCGCAGGCCGAAGTGGCGCGGCGCATGCAGCGCCTGCGCTCGGATGCAGAGTTCACCTTCGAATACCACCTCCTGAACGCGATCCAGGGGCTGGTGAAGGATCCCCGCGACGGGGCGACGGTCATCGATTACGCGAGCGAGTTCGCGATCACGCCCGCGGCCGAGATCGACTTCGACCTCGACAATGCGACGCCCGCCTCGGGCGCTCTGCGCAAACGCTGCCAGGCGCTGATCGAGAGCGTCGAGGACAGCCTCGGCGGGCTTGCCATCGGGCCGGTGCAGTTGCGCGCCGAATGCGGTTCGGCCTTCTTCGCCGATCTCGTCGCCCACAAGGAAATCCGCGAGACCTACCTCAACACGGCAGCGGCGAACGAGTTGCGCGGCCGGGTCGTGGACGAGTTCACCTTCGCGGGCATCACCTTCCGCCGCTACGGCGGGAACACGACCGTGGGCGTGCCGACCGACAAGGCGTATTTCTACCCTCAGGGCATCGAGGGCCTCTTCGAGATATACTTCGCCCCGGCCGACACCTTTGAGACGGTGAACACGCTCGGCCTGCCGCTCTACGCGCGCATGATCCCCGACCGCGACCGCGACGAATGGGTGCGCCTCGAGATCGAGTCGAACCCGCTCCCGATCTGCACCCGCCCGCAGGTGCTGCGTTCGGCGCGGCGGACGTGATGGCGGCCTTCGCCGACGCGGTTGAGGCCCTCTTCGCGGATCCGAACCTTTCCACCCCGGCGCTCTACCATCAGGCGGGCGTCGGGGTGGAGCGCAGCGTTCAGGTGATGCGCCGCAGTCCGGACCGCATGGTCGAGTTCGGGGCGGCGCGGCTTGTGAGCGACAGCGTGGTGCTCGATGTGCGGGTTTCCGACTGCCCCGAGCTTGCCGCGGGTGACCGCTTCGAGATCGCGGGCGAGATCTTCGTCGTGCAGGGCGCGCCGCAACGGGATCGGGAGCGCCTCGTCTGGACGGTGGAGCTCTTGCCCTGGTGGCCCGACCCGCATGCAGATCCGGCTTCATAGCGCGAGGGCGCCGGGATGATCCGCATGGAGATCGCGGGCGACATTGCGCGGCTGATGGCGGCCGAGGCCGCGGCAGGCGAGCGCGCGGTCACGGCCGCCATCCGCTCGGCCGGGGCCGGGCTCAAGGCGGCCTGGCGCGCGCAGATCATGGGCGCGGGGCTCGGGGCCCGGCTTGCCCGCACCATCCGTTCGGAGAGCTATCCCAAGGCGCGACCCAGCCTCAACGCCGCGGCCCTCGTCTGGTCGAAGGCGCCGACGATCGTGGGCGCGCATGATGAGGGCGCGCTGATCCGGTCGCGGTCGGGCTTCTGGCTCGCGATCCCGACCCCGGCGGCCGGCAGGGGCAGCGGCGGCAAACGCCTCAGCCCCGCCGAGTGGGAACGCCGCCGCGGGCTGCGGCTGCGCTTCGTCTATCGCCCACGCGGCCCGAGCCTCCTCGTCGCCGACGGTCGCGTGAACAGCCGGGGCCTTGGTGTGGCGTCGCGCTCGAAGACCGGGCGCGGGGCGGCCAGCGTGCCGATCTTCCTGCTCGTGCCGCAGGTCAAGTTGCGCAAGCGGCTCGATCTCGCGCGCGATGCCAGGGCCGTTCAGGAGCGAATCCCCGGCGCGATCGTGGCCAATTGGGTGGAAAGATAGACCCGATGACACCCCGCGAGACCATCCTGACCGCCTTGGCGGACCTCTTGCGCACGGTGCCGCATGTGCCGCTCCTGCGCGGCGAGGTTCTGCCGGAACGCATCCCGCCCTCGGGCCTCATGATCCTGCGCGACGGGAACCCCGGCGAGCCCGGCGTCACGCTCTCGCCGCTCGTGTATCACTACCAGCACCGTGCCGAACTCGAGGTGATCGTGCAGACCGGCGAGGACCGCGACGCGCGCTTCGACCGGCTGATCGGGCGGATCGGGGCGGCCATCGCCGCCGATCGCACCCTGCGTGGCCGCTGCGACTGGGTCGAGGCGGAGGCGCCGGAGCCCGTCGATCTGCCAGTCGAGGGCGGAGCGGCCATCAAGGCGGCGATCGTGCCGATCGTGCTGCATTACGCCACCAGCGACGCGCTGGCCTGACCACCTGACTTTTACGGAGACAAACTATGGCACGAGCCCAGGGGGCGCGGGCGCAGATGGCGCTGGCGTTCGAGACGACCTATGGCACGCCGCCCGCGAGCGGCTTCACGCGCATGCCCTTTGCGAGCACGACGCTCGGGGCCGAGCAGCCGCTCTTGGCCTCGGAGCTTCTGGGCTATGGCCGCGATCCGCTGGCGCCCATCAAGGATGCGCTGACGGCGGATGGCGATGTCGTCGTCCCGATCGATGCCGAGGCATTCGGCTTCTGGCTGAAGGCGGCCTTCGGGGCGCCCGTGACGACCGGGTCTGAGCCGGCCTTCACCCATAGCTTCCAGTCGGGCAACTGGACCCTGCCGTCCT